TTAAATGAACCAAACCCTCATCATCAAAAGACAGATTAGCTGTTGTCATACCAGAGCAAGCGTAGTTAGCATTTGATAAAGATGAAGTAAAAGATAAGGTTACATCACCTGTTCCATTATCTGTAATGCCGCTTCCGTTGCTAGAGTTATCTAAAGAGGCTGTGCCTGTCATGTCAATGTCAGCCCAAGCCTTTGCCGCACTCTGCTTAGTCAGCGTAGCCGCACCGCCACTGGTGCTCTGAATTGTATCTGCCTTCAACGTGCTCATAGCGTCACCAATGTACCACCAGATTCAACGGTGAGCGTCACACCGCTGGCTACTGTAAGTGGCCCTGTTACATTAGCGTTCTCTGTTGCTAGAATAGTTG